CCCATGGCGCAAAGGCGGACCTATGGCCCTAAATGAACAGCTTGCTAAACGAATAGGCGCCCTGGAGCAACAGGCGCGAAAGCGGGACGTATATGAGCGGCACATCCCATATTGTGTGCTCTCGAATCAGGGGGCCAAGACGTTCACTACTGCTACATGGACCGTGTGCCCGTGGGCGCTTGAATACAATGATGTCGGGGCGATGTTTGATGCGGGTGTAAACACTGACAGGGTTTACGTGGTGGTCGGCGGCCTGTACTCATTCCGAGGGGCTATCGGCTGGACTGACGTCAAAGCAGGAACCCGCCAGTTGCAAATCAGGATCAATGGAACTATTCGAGCCAGGGTTAGTCTAAACCAAACCGGTCAGACATTTCAAGAGATAACGCTGGACTGGCACATGAGCCCTACGGATTACGCCGAACTCTGGGCCTACCAGAACAGTGGCGGCGATCTAGCATGGTTTACCAATAACTATGGACCGATGTTTTCAGCGTGCCTACAAGGATAAAACATGGCCAACGAAATCACGCGCGACGATCTGAAGCCGATTGACCAAAAGTTAGACAAGCTGCTGGAAAAGGTGGCCAAGCTGGAAACCTTGCAACAAACGGAGGCAGACCGCCTCCCTTTTGGCGAGATGATCTTGCAGATAAACGATCAAGGCGAGCGACTGGGCGTCGTCGAAAGCAAGGTTGACAAGCTGGAGCTAACGTGGGCAAAGGCCGTTGGGTTGGTACTGGGCTCTGGCGGCGTCGGCGGCGTGGTGGCGCAGTTGCTACAAAGAATATGGTAGGGGGAGGGATGGATGCGAGTAGTAGAGCGGATCATCGAATACCGATCGAGGTCGGCAGAGTTTACACTGTACCCTCTGGCCGACATCCATCTGGGCAATCGGGCCTGTGACGAGGACCGGCTAGATGCGACGCTGGACGCCATAGCCAAAAACAGGAAAGCGCTTTACATCCTGCTAGGCGACCAGTATGACGCTATCAAGGCCAAAGATCCACGGTTTGACGTGCGCACATTGCCGCAGTGGCTATTGCAAGCCTGGCACGGCGGGGATCTGTCGGGCGGCGTGGCTCTCAAGCTGGAGCGCGAGATGGCTCGCTATGACGCTGACCTATTCCTAATGGGCCATCACCACAAAATCCTAACCCATGCCCAGGCTAGACCGATACGAGTCAATGACGCTATGCAGCTCGTGCAACCGCCAGACAAACAAGGCGCTATCTGTGGCACGTTCCTGAGGGGGCGCATTGATGGCGTGGATACCTACCAGGAGCGAAAGGGCTACAGGCCCAACCCCGCAAGCACGGAGGTGCTGGTCAAGATACGGCCAGACAAGTGCGAGGTAGACGTTGTAAAGCGCACGCGGCAAGTGTCCGTCGTGCTATAGGAGGGAGAATCATGATAGTCAAGCAAGCACTACTTGCGTTCGCTCTGGCCTTTTTGGCCGAGAGCATGACAGAGTACCTATTCGCGCCATGGGTTGACGCGCTAGTCGCAAGGTTCCCTGGACTCGGGCAGCCGCTCAAATACGTGTCGGTTTGCGTAGGTGTTGGCATGGCATTCGCCTACAGCTTGGACTTGCTCAACGTGGTATTCGAGATGGCAGCAAACCCGCCATGGGTGGGGATCCTGCTAACCGGAATGGCCATAGGACGTGGCAGCAACTATGTGCACGACCTGTGGAGCAAGTACCTGAAGCCGCAAGCATGACCCGTCTGCTCTTGGCGTTGGCCTTGTTGCTGGCTGTTGGGTGTGCGCCTACGCCGCCCGTTCGCGTAACACGAACACCTTCCGTGGCAATAACTTATCAAACGCGGCAACCTATTGCAACGGAATTGCCAACGCATACCGTCTATCCGACAGCGGTTCCATCCATGACGCCCATTCCCACGGCCACACCTCCGGCAACTTGGACGCCTGGCGCTGCAAAATGGGTTCCCGTGTTTCACAATAACCTGTATGGCTACGAGTCCTTTTTGAGCATAAGCATCCCGGTTCCGCTAGAGACCATTCAGGGCATCGGCGTTATCGAGGTGCTACTGACTCTAGACAATATGTGGGATCAGCCCCGCGTTGTGCAATGGGACGTGTACGACCCGGATACCGGCGCATTCTATGCCCAGCTCTGGGAGCTAGAGCCCTATGAGGCATACAGCGCTATCCGCCTCTGGGCAGCCTGCAATTGGAACGGTACAGCCTGGCAATGGTGGGGCTATATGTCGGGGGACAAAGATCATGGCAACCCGCACACGGGCACGCTGTTTGTTGAGGGCTGGGTACACCACAATTAGACATCCAACGAGGATCCTAGAGGGCCAGGAGTGAGACTCTTCTGGCCCGACATCTGAGCGGGGACTCATCCACCCCGCTCACCTCCCCAAGGGCGTCGGGGGCTCCCTCCCTCGGCGCCCGCTTCTATATTCGCCTTTCAGAATGTTAAAGTTGTGCCAACTCGCCCTATAACCCCTTGGCAAGCTAGCATAAATATGCTATAATGATGACATAGCCAATGAGAAACACGAGACAAGGGAGCGGCGAGATGATAGAGGGAATGCGGGTAAAGCAGACAGAGGCTTTTGCAAGGCGAACCATGTGGGCGAAACTCTACGGGCCAAAGGCGCCATTGACTGGAACAGTGACTCAGACATTCCCCGATGCTAGAATCCTAATGGTCAAATGGGAAGGCGACGCTTATCCCAAGACCGAATGCGCCTGGCGAATAGAGCCCATTGACAACTCGCAAATGGTCATGGTCATATAGCAACCAACGCGGCGGGGAGCAATCCCCGCCACAGCACAGGAGGATAGGGGAGATGGCTAGGCCGGGCAGGGACTATCTACACTATGACGGGCCAGATATTTGGGTGAACAACCATCAAGAATCAATGACGCCACAGGCAGGGGACATTCTTTGTCTGAATAGTGGCAAAACGTGGCAACTAGTGACTTGCAACACGAGAGCGTGTCAAGCCCTTGGTAAGTATGGGCTAAAAGTTGGGAAGCACATTGGCGGAATGGAGAGAATAGTGATTGATGCCAATACCGTGACCGACAGGTATGGAAACAAGCTGGTGACGCACAATTGCAGATGTTCAGGATGCGGCGAGCGGCGCATGGACCGGCTAGTCCAGAAGCACTACGGTGAACCGGTTGGGGAGTTTGTAGAGTGCGCACGCTGCGGCGTCAGATTCACCCGAGCATAGGAGGATAGGGATGCGAGATGAGAGTGAAATGACGGCGCACGAGCGGCTCAAAAAGCAGTTGGCCGATGCGCGTGCCGAGACTGACAAGTACAAATCGCTGGTCGAGTTTAACATGAAAGAGCTGGATTGCGCCTTTGAGAAGGAAGAGGCCGAGCGCGAAAGAGCGTCGGGGTGGGAAATTGCGGCGAAGTTGAAGGGGCTCGAGATCATCGAGCTGAAGGCCAAGTTGTACGATCTGATAAAATAGTAGGCGCGAAACGGAGGATAGGGATGCGAGCACAGATCAAGATGATATCGGCACCGATTGACATTATCGAGAAAGGCGAGGAACTCGCTCGCCGCTACGCGGACGGCAACTTTTCCATGCTCGTTCGCTGGCTGATTGAGCTGGCCGACTCGAATATGCTTCGGTTTCTTCTGGCCGCGATGAAAGCCAACGACGGGCTAGTCAAGGCAGAGGAGGAATAGGGATGACCACGTTTGAGGATATTCAGGTAGGCGACCCCGTTTATCGAATCAATTCTAGCGCATTTCGCCCCGACTGGGAGCCCGTGAACGTTGAGCGACTAACCAAGACGTTGATTATCACAAGCGACAAGGGGCGCTTTCGTCGAAGGGGTGGCTGGGAAGTAGGGGTAGACTGGGGTGGCGCTCACTTGGTTAGTCGTACTCCAGAAACCAATGCGCGGTTTCTACAATGGCAAAAGACGGGAGGGTTGAAATATCGTCGCCGTGCCATGGGCCGGGCAGTTGAACGATGGTTGAGAACCGCCACATCCGAGCAGTTGGGCTCCCTGGCAAAGCTAATGGAGGACGAATAGCCATGCGGCTGATTGAGACGACCGATAAGTACGGATCTGTTTTGTTTGTAAACCCAGAGTTTGTCCAAGCGTACAACGCAAAGAGCGGGCAACTATATCTTAACGGTGCCGCCGTGATCATTGCTAACGAATGGCGGCGTGGATTTGGTGTCGCGCTGGCTGCCGAGGCAAAAGAGCTTGTGAAAGTAAACGACTTCTAATGCCACACGTAAAGCTGCCCGCAACGATAGAGGAGCTAGAGCGCCAGTTGGCCCACTTTGCCGACATGGTAAAGAGCTTGCCCCGATCTGCGGAGACGCGGCGAATCTCTTGCCAAGGGCACGTCAAAACTCTCAAGGCCAAAATCAAGGCCCTGGAAGCCAAGCAAGCCAAGCCTAGTGTAATACAACTGGCATTCAAGGCATTGGAACAGCGACGACTAGACGACCTGCTATGAAGAACAGCCCATGTGCCACATGCGCCAAAACCTACACGGCGCAATGCTCCAAGGATTGCACGCTATGGCGGATGTACCAACAAGGGAGGGCTAGGGATGTTGCAGAAAGGGATGGTTGTCAACATATTCCACGATCCACTGACACGGCGGCAAATAGAAGGCAGCGCCAAGCTGATTCGAGAGCATCGACCCGACGCAGGAGACGGCCTCAGCATGTGGGAAGTCGAGTTCTATGACGACCCGCTATGTACGTTCTTGCGCGCTATCTATGAGCCAAAAGAGGAGGGCTAGGGATGGAAGCGCTGCCACAAGAGGCGAGGGAGTGGATATGCGAAGTTCGCTTGGCGCAGTCGCTAGGATTCGAGCTGGACACTGCGGCCGTATTCGCTGACATGAGGATGCGCGGAGACATGAGGCTTTGCGGCTGGTGCGGGGCTTGGACGGAGCTAGACTCTTTCGGGTGTTACGTCTACTGGTGCTGTCCCGAGTGCGGCTATGTGGAGGATCTGGAGCTATGAACGCGCTGACAGACGTGTACCAGCTAACCTATGCCGGGCGTGACGTTCTGGTGGGTGACGAGACCATGACGCTAGAGGGGGCTGCCAAGTTCGTATGCGGTGATTGTGGCACCGCTCTGTTCTCTCGCTGGCTCGAACCAGAGGACACGGAGCAGCGGTGGTTCATCGTATGCCCAGTATGCGGGCCGGTTGAGTTTGTCAGGCGCTACTATACCGCCATGAGAAGCGATGGAAGTTTTCGACCGGCGCGCCTGGGGGGCAGCAATCGCAAAGCCTCGCCTGAGATCATGCGCGAACTTGGGCACCACCCGCAACCATTCGAGTCGGTGACTGTGGCGCGGGAAGCACTACGCAAGGAAGGGGAGGCCCTGGCCAGCGTGGCCGGGATCCTGGACATGTACCAAGCATTAGAGGAGGGATAGGATGAGCGCGGGTTTCGCAATTTGCGGCAACAAGGGGTTTCATGTTACGTTTGCCAATGGGGTTACGGTATCCGTCCAGTTTGGGGGCGGCAACTACTGCGCCAATTATGATGCGCAGATATATCCGCAACCGATGGATGGCGCAAAGAGTCCAAACGCCGAGGTTGCTGCAATGGGGCCTGGTGGGGAGGGCCGAGGGCATTGGTTGACCAAGGGCTGGAAAGACGAGGGCGATGATGTGCTCGGCGATCAGACGCCTGCCGACGTTCTGAGTCTGCTCAATTGGGCTGCTAAGTACAAGGAGGAATAGGATGCCTATCAAGGGATTGACTGTGCGACCAGCGTTTCCGACCTTGGGAAAGCTGAGGAAGGGTGGGCCGAAAACCCAGGCGAACAGGCCGGGGCCGGACTTGGAGTATTTCCGCTTTACATCGGACGATCCGCAAATCGAGGCCGCGTTTTATGCGGCATATCCGCCAGAACCCAAGAGCATCAACGTATTCCTGCCCAACAAGAGCGTCGACGACAACTGGGCGTGCTGGCAAGAGCATTGGGTTGCGGGCGGGCTTATGCACAGATGCGATGGTGAAACGTGCGTCGTTTGGCAGACCGAGAGCGGAGAGTACCGAGCCGTTGACGACCTGGCGGGCTTGGAGGTGCTCCCCCTTTGCCCCGGAGGATGCGCGCCGGTTGGGCGATTGCAAGTCATATTGCCAGAGTTGTTACAAGCCGGATACGTGGGCTATGTGACCGTCGAGACTCACAGCAAGCATGACATTATGAGCATCCAGGCCTGCTTGGAGGATGCGGCCAGAAAGGGCAATGGCTACGGGCTGACTGGTATCGAGTTTCGTCTGTACCGCGTGGAACAGAAGATCAGCACACCCATGATCAACAAGCAGACGGGCGTGGTCAAGCGAGTGCGCCGGGCCAAGTGGTTGGTCAAGTTGGCCCCGACGGCGCGCTGGGTGCAAGCGCAATTGGCACAGGCCGAGCATTTGCAACTGGCCATGCCCGAAGCGTTGGCCTTGCCAGAGCCACTAGTTGACATTATCGAGGACGGCGAGTTCACAGAAGAGGCTCCGGTGGTAGAGGCTACGCCAGAGGGGCTTCTGCCTAAATACGAGGGGCGTCAGCCCCACTGGGTTGACGACGAGGCGCAGAGCGGCAACTTCTGGCGAGCGGCTGGCGCCATGGGCTACGACGAAGACGAGGTGCTTCTAGTCCTGGAAGTCGAACACTTACCAGAATACGCTGGTACAGCCGGAGAGGCGTTGACCACCCTGCACAACAACCGGAAGGGTGCTAATGCGCTATGACCGACACCTACGACCACGACGGCAAGCGCCATCCCAAGGTCGAGTTCGACTGCGAGCTATTCCAGCCGCACGACCCGTCGGATGACGGCATAGAGCCCACAGACGAGGAACTGAAGGGGCTGATAGAGTTGGCGGAATCGCTAGGGATGCACAGAGTAGCGCAAGGAGGGGAGAGATGAACGAAGACGAGAAGATCACTGATTATCAGCTAGACAGGCTTGTCAAAGGCTGGAGTACAGTGTCACCGGACGAAGTCAGCATTCTGGCCGCCGAGATCCTGGAGCTACGCAATCAGGTATCAGAGTTGTGCGCGGGCGTGGTGCTAGAGGCGCAAGAGGCGCCGTCATATACGCACGAGCTGAAACGTATCGCCCACGCAATAGAGAACTTGTGCGTTACGATCAACACGCCAGACATTTCCCGCATAGCCACCGCGCTGGAGCGGCTGGCGGGGTGTGTGCTCTGCAATGCAATCGCAGTGACGGGCGCGCTAGAAGTAGATGCGGGGTAACGATTCAAGCCCGCGAGGGCTACATTTAGAAAGGGGAGAGAGATGCCAAAGGTTATCGAGATCAGAGACGGGTACGGAGATCGAAACTTAGAGATCTGGACGGACTTGACGCAAGAGGAGGTCGATGCCGTCCCAGGAATAGACGCGGCTTATTGTACCTATGGCGACTCATCTCATATGAGCGTCTACATCGACCCAAGATGGACCAAGGAATTTGTGATCGGCGCGCTCACTCATGCCGCCAACGCAAAGGCCGCACAAGTGAAAGAGCAAATCGACATTCTAGCAGACCATATCATTTTCAACATACCAGGAGAACCAAGCCAAAGCGAAGGTGCTGGCGACTGTGCCATACGGTTATTGGACGAGGCCCGCGCCAAAATCGCAGAGCTGGAAGCCCTGGCCGCACAGGAGTAACCGCATAGCTGCGCCGTTCGTGACAAACGCCACCCGGATATGGCGACGCCAGTACGGGGATCCGGCTCGTAGAAAGAGGCTAGACGGCGGCGCGGCTATGTTTCAATCCAGGAGCAAGACGCACAAGATCGCGTGGCGGGCGATAACCCACGCGACAGGGGACAGCGCACATCTGCCGCCTGGAACCCGGCCTAACTCGGCGGGATAACCAAATAGATGGCAGTTCGGTCCCGTAGCTGCATGGCAGGACACCGTAAACGGACGAGCCAAAACGGGACACTTGGGGGTGCGGTATTAAGGCCGATCACGGGTAGCTCCCGGACTCCGTTCAAATCGGAGCGCCCCCACTACCGAGCGAAACGCGTATCAGCACACGCTCGGCTAGCCCGGCTCTCTAATAACACAATAGGGTTGTGTCCCCGTTAGAAAGCCGGGCACATTTGCGAGGAGGTGATCCATGACCGCACGAACAGAGCGGCGTAAGCAGTATCATAAGAGCGACCCATCTGGGAGCATAGATCAGCCTGCTCATAGACGGCGGGGCTGGTCGTTCTGCTGCGGCAAGCGAACGCAACGGGCGCGCGATGGCTCTCGGCACTGCCAAGTGTGCAAGGCCGAATATGTGGTACTAAGCCCAGACCGGGCTTGGGCAATTTGAGGGAGGACGTGATGGATCCGAATGAGAGACTGGCGAGAGAGTTGTTTGGGTGGGAGACGGATAGCGCTTGGTGGCACGATACCAGCGGCATATGCCAAAGCGTCAAAGGCTGGCATCCCGACGCCGACGACGCCCAGGCCGACATGGTGGTCCGCGAGGTCGCCAAGCTAGGGTGCCATTGGAGCGTGCGGACGTTTGGCAAGGAGGGGGAGGTGCTGCACGACGTCGTTCTGTATAAGTTGCGCGGGGCAGAAAAGCTCTATCGCGAGACTGACATCACCAACCGCAACGAGCACATCGTGCTGGCGGCCTGCGCGGCACTGGATGCTGAGAAGCCCAAGCCGCATCGGTGCAAGGATATGCGGACAGACGCCGAATGGCGACAGACGCATCCCTCCGACTGGTGGGCATACTACAGTCGAGACGAATTTAAGACCAATGGCCGCTTCTGCTACAAGTGCGGCCACGACCTGAACAAGCCCGACGAGGGAGGATCCGATGACTAGCACAATAGGGCTCGTCTTGGCATGTGTGATAGTAGTGGGCATCCTGGTGTACGAGGGGACCAAGGGGGCGCTGAAGCGATGACCTACATCTGCATCTTGACAGGATGGCCCCTCGACACATGCGACGGGTGCAAACTCCGAGACGTGTGCGCGGGGATAGACGTGGCTACACAAGCGCAAAGTATCGACACGTCGGGGGCCTGTATTCCTGTTATGTGTTCTCTAGTGCACAGAGACAGGCTGCCACAGGCCGCCGAGAGCGCGGGTTTCGTGTTTGGAGGACGTCATGCAAGGAACGCTCGAGGAACGCTTCTGGGCAAAGGTCGAGAAGCGGGGACCAGATGAGTGCTGGGAGTGGACGGCGAGCGTAAACACTTGTGGATATGGGGCGCTAGGATCTGGCAAGAGAGATGGACTCCTTGTTTTAGCACATCGGCTTGCCTGGAAGCTTGCGAGCGGTCCTGTCCCCGCAGGCTTGTGCGTTTGCCATACCTGCGATAACCGGCGCTGCGTTAATCCCACGCATTTATTCCTTGGCACGCCCGCCGACAACATGGCCGACATGACCGCAAAGGGGCGCGAGGCTCGCGGGGAATCGCAGGGCCTCGCCAAGCTGACGAATGTGGACGTGAGAGATATTCGGACCTCCTTCAAGAATGGCATAAAACAAAGTGTTCTCGCGAGACGCTTTGAAGTATCGAGGTCAACAATCCATATGGTTGTGCGACGCAAGACTTGGGCGCGTATCTAAGGATCAGCCCACAAGTCGCCGAGTAGCGGGGATTTTGTATTGGCATAGGAGAGGAGAGCCGGCAGGATGAAAGCGACATTTACGGTTGGTAACGAGCGTGATGTGCGGTGGGACTTCGAGCTAGACAAGTCAGGCGTCCGCATGGCAACTGCGGGGGGCGGCGTCTTCGTTTCATGGCCTGCCAACTATTCGAAGAACAACGGTTGGATTGTAGGAGCAGCTCGGTACATTCACATCGCCGCTAAGATTCAGCACGCGGTCAACGCGGGGGCGTCCTTGGCAGAGGTGCTAGAGGATATGTGCATCGTACCAGAGCAGATGTGTGAGCCGATAGGGGACTGAATGAAAGGGGAGAGGGATGAAAAAGTATCAGTACTCTGAAGCATATTGCCTTATGAGGTACCGCTGTAAGCGGTGCGAACACCAGGAAACGTTCTGGAACTCTCGGGACGGCGTGACGCCCTTTGGCGTTCGCTGCCCATGTTGTGGAAAACCAGATATGCTGCATATTAATTGGAACGGGGATGTGATACAGCCCGACTTTAGGCCGGTCGCCGGAATGGGCGTGTTCATTGACATGCCAGACAACATCAAACGACTCTTTGCAGCGCAGCGGGTCGCTTCTGCTGACGGCTCGCCATTGGCGCTATCTGGTGCTGAACGCGAGGAGATGATCGAGGGGGTTGCGCGGTCATTCGAACCTGGCACGCCGTGGTTGATTCGCTGGCCGTAGTGGGTTGGCAGTCGGATTGTAGAAGCAGCGAGCCGATAGGGGACTGAATGAAAGGGGAGACCACGTACTTGGGGGCAAGCATGGTGAGAAAAGCAATTAGCAAGGGTATCAGATTCGATGTGTTCAAGCGCGACGGATTCGCATGCCAGTATTGTGGCCGCACGCCGCCCGACGTGATTCTTGAGATTGACCATATCCAGCCCGTAGCCAAGGGCGGCGACAATGACATTATGAATCTCGTCAGTGCGTGCGTGGCCTGCAATCGCGGCAAGGGCGCCAAGGTATTGACAGAGCGGGCGCCAAGGTATTGACAGAGCGGGCGCCAAGGTATTGACAGAGCGGGCGCCAAGGTATTGACAGAGCGGGCGCCAAGGCCCGACGCTGACTTGGCATGGCTTGAGACGCAACAGGAATACGCCGAACTCAAGCGGTACAATGAGGCAAAGGTTCAAAGAGACGCGGTGCTCAATCAGACAGTTAAGCTACTCCAGGGATATTGGTATGAGCAACTACAACAAGATTTCGCGCCTGGTAACGCAATGATGACATCATGGGTGAAAACATTCGGGCCGCAAGAGGTCGAGATCGCAATCGACAAGGCCGGGGTCAAGCTGGCTGAAGGGAAAGTCTATGGTGGGTTTGATGGCCTCGTGCGCTATACAGCAGGCGTACTATGGGCCAGATTGAAAGCGGGGGCTAATGCCTAGATATCGCAAGCTACACGCCAAGACAGTCGAGAGCTTTGACTTCAACGAAATGCCAGACGACTTTACACGGCTGTTCTGGGTGTTGCTTCCGTTGGGCCTGAGTCGGGAGGGAACGCTGCCGGCAACGCCCGCACTTGTGCGCAGCAAGATCTTTCCGTTACGCGAAGATATCACTTTTGATATGATACGCGTTGCGCTGAATTGGTTCGCAGAGCGCGACATGATCCGATTCTATGAGGCGGAAGGACATCAGTATCTATGGGCCGTCAACTTTGCGCACTACCAGGGCAATACCGTAAAGGAATCAGATAGCAACTATCCACCCCCTCCAGAGCAATGGTCGAATGATACAGAGTCTACTCCGGACCTACTCTTGACTAACTCCGGACCTACTCCGGACCAACTCCCGACTAACTCTAGCACAGATTCAGTATGCACTATGCAGATTCAATATTCAGATGCAGATTCAGATGCAGATTCAGAGGCAGATGCAATACCAACAGTAACAACCGCCGCAGCCGCCATTTCTGAATCCCCTGAGAGCCTTGCCTCTCACGTTTACACGACAATCGCCGAGGGCATGGGCTGGAAGCTGGCTCCGAATGCCCTAGAAGAGATCGGGGCGTTGATTGACGACTATCCTGAGCGCGAATGGTGGGATTATGCCTTGCGGGAGTGCGCCATTAGCCAAACGCGGAACCTACGCTATCTCGATAAATGTCTAGCAACGGCTCAAGAGAACGCGCAGCCCGTCAAGCCTGTTGAGATTAGGGAAAAGAGAGCAGGGCCTCCGGCTGAATGGAATCGAGTCCTTGAAACCATGTACTCAACGCAAACGCGGAAAAGCGTCGATATGTGGCTAGGATCCGCCACGGTCGAGGTGATTGACAAGACGCTGATAATCGGGCCGTCTACACGGAACGCGCGCGATTGGATCGAAAACCGCATGGCCGCGAGCATTACGGACGCGGTGGGGCAAGCGTTGGGGGATGATTGGGGATGGAAACTAGAGGAGGCGGATGATGGAACGGGATAGTAGGCCCACAGACGAGAGACTGGAAAGTTTGATAGGATGGATTGGGGCCAGGCAAGCAGATTGTGAGGCGGTCGGGAACACGTATGGCGCGGCTTGTAACGAGACGGTGGTTGAGTTACTGCTAGAACTCCAACAGCGCCGGGCGCAGACGTGCGAGACATGTGCGTCCTCTGGCCCAGAGATTGATGACGATGGCAAGGTGTGGATCGTTTGTGGTTGTTGGGAGTTTGCGATGACGCCAGAACAGGCATATGGGATAGATGGGATGGGATGTCACGAGTGGAAGGAGGCGGATGATGGCGGTGAGTGACAAGAGGCTGGAAGAGTTGATCGAAACGTGTGGCTGGAGAGCTGAGAGCGAGTGCACAGATACGCCCCGTGAGGATTTCGAGGATCTGGCAATCCTGCTCAAAGAGCTCCAACAGCGCCGGGCGCAGACGTGCGAGACGTGTGCAAGCTGGTGCTGGCGACCGAAAGAATATGACGACCATAGCCATTGTGGCCTGAACCTGGCGACACGGGAAGCCGGGGATTACTGTAGCTCATGGAAAGCCAAGGAGGCGGATGATGGAACAGGCACATAAACCAGGCAGAGCCACGGACGCCGCAGTGCATCGGGCGCTATGGCCGGAACACAAGGTTAAACCAGGCTACGACGGCTACGTCGACAGGGAAATTGTATCGTGGTATCGTGCGGGCGGTGGCTTGTGGACAGAGGTTCCCCACTACACCACGTCGCTGATGGCATGGGATGGGGTGGGTGATGATAGGGGATGGTATTGGCGAGATGTGCAATATAGGTTTGCGGACGAGGACCGGGTGCAGTCTGAGTTCTGGCGTTCAGGCCATGGCCATGAAAGAACACAGGTTGTATTGGTAGCTGACCACGACAACAACCGCTTCCAGGCGCAGGCCATGGCTCGGGCGCTATGCGTGTTGGCATGGGCAGAGAGGAGCGGGGAATGAGAAGCGCCGAGAAGTTAACCATTATCTGTTTTTGCGGTGACCCGACTCATTCCGTGACCATTTCGTGGTACGATGACCCTGAGTGGCCCGAGTGCTACATCGAGGTCGTACACCAAACGCCGAACATCTGGCATCGGCTCAGGATGGCGTGGCGCTATGTGTTTGGTCGGGATAGTCACCTGGTCTATGCCGATGTGCAGGTAGACCCAGATGACGCGGTGAAGTTGTCGCACTTTTTCCGTAAATTCTGGGAGCGGGCAGGGGCGAGCCATCGAAAGCATTGGATGAAGAGGAGCAAAGAATGAGCGAAGCGCTGTGGGGACTTGGTGTTGGCGATTGTATGCGCGGCAATTGGGCTGGCATGTTGTGTCGTGGCGGGCAGGGCAAGCGAGGGAGAGGGCTATGAGTAAGCGCAAGTCACTATTTGAGCGGATGAACGACGTGCTAAAGCGCGGGAACGATGTGCTGGTGCGCGGAGCGCGATGCGTGGAGTTCTGCAACTATTGCGGAGAACTGTGCGACAAAACAGATATGATTTTGTGGCGCGGTTCGTGGTTTTGCTCGAAGGAATGTATAGTGCAGAGTCGAAGATATGGCGGGCCATCCAAGTATACCTGGGGGAGTTGACCAATGAAGGATAAGTACATGGCGGCCCTAAGGGCGGCTGGGCAGTGCATCCGTGACGCGTTTGTTGGATCAAAGGAAATGGCAGAGAAAGCGAAGAAGCTGGGAGAATGGGCGAATCGTGCTTATATGCTGGAGCCAGAGTGTTCATGGGTAATCAGCGCGCTGGGCGAGGGTTACTGGCGTAAAGACGTTTGGGGCCACATCCAGACGATAGGCGTGGCAACGTTCACGCGCCGTGATCTGCTGGATATGCTCGTAGCGTTGGAGGCTAACGATGAAGGATATCACCAGTTCATAGTAGGAGCGCCGGGGCCAGAGTGGACCGAATGGATCTGTCCATATTGCGAGAACATGTGCATTGAGCATGACGGAAAGCGCTACTGCGGGATTGACCTGGGCACGGGGAATACGCCGTGCGTAGAGCCGCACTATTGGACCGTTGACGATACCAGGTGCATCAAAATCATTACTAACTGCTCGTGGTTTGAGGAGGCTGAGGATGACAAGGGTGAGTGATGCTGATTTAGAGTCTCTTGCTGCTGAGAATGAATATTGTGTCAGAATAAACATCGCGCCGGTTAGAAGCGCTATGGCGGCGCTCGCTCTGCGCGAGCTCCAACAGCGTCGTGCCAAAGAGGCGCAGACGTGCGAGACGTGTGCTCGGCTGGCGCCATATACAGATGATTGCCCTGATTTGTGGTGCAACGTCTATGATGGATTTCCAAAGCCAAGCTACTTTTGTGGGGACTGGAAAGCCAAGGTGGTGTAGGGATGGACAATCCAAGAGACTTGAGGGGAGATGAACTGTTGGCGGCCTACCGCGAGGCGTTAGTGGCGTGCCATGGCAGGGAGCGGGCTGACAAGAGTTCCCTCAGCCATGAGCGCGGGTGGTATCATATCTATGAGGTAGCCGAGATTGGCTCGTGGCAATGGTCGGCGCCGGCCTATAGCCGGAGAGAGGTGGTTGAGCTGACAGAGAGCCTATTGCGGCGTGCGGCTAGAGACGAGGTGGATGATGGAACATAAACCCGGCAGAGCCACGGACGCGCTGGTGCATCGGGCGCTGTGGCCGGAGCAGAGGATCACACACGAATCGCCAGGGACGCCAGAGTGCGGCGATAAACGCTACTGGGTTGCATGGCCGCTAGTAGGAGGACCAGGGCTAGAAGTCCCTCACTACACCACGTCGCTGATAGCATGGGACTGGGAGCGTGACGGGTGGGGATGGAAAGCCGAGGATATTATGCAGGACCACGTAGAGGTTTCGCTATTCCCGGCGGACGACGCGCCTATCTATGAATTGGCTTTTCTGTCAGATAACGGGGGAAATGCATTCCGGGCGCAGGCGTTCGCTCGGGCGCTATGCGTGTTGGCGTGGGCAGAGAGGAGAGGGGAATGAGCGGAGCGATGAAGCTGGTCGTTGACGCATTACCACCGAGTCTCAACAAGCTGCTGCGGATGCACTGGGCAACGGGGAGAATGGCCCAGCGCGATTGGCGGCTGATGATATTCGAGGCTTATGGCAGGGCCTACGGGCCGCCGATTCTGCCCTATGAGATGACGCCGAAGGTCAAAAAGCTGGTAACGCTGGATTTTTATTTCCGCACCAACCGGCGGCGGGATGCCGACAACTATCAGAAGATCATCCTCGATGCGCTGGTGCAGAACGGCCTACTGTATGACGATTCGCCCGAGTGGTGTGAGACCAGGGTGCGGTTCTGGAAGGATAGGGACAGGCCGCGTACAGAGATCACGCTGGAGGTGGACGGGTGATAGGATATTGGCATATAGATTTTGGCAGCGCGTGGCGTGGCATTCGGGCATTTCGATGGCCGCATGGCAAGGTGAAATATGGTATCCGGTTTCACAAGCGCCCAGGACTCGGCCTTGTGCTCTGGACCCCGATATGGCATGAGGGACGCGGGCCGTATGTGGTGGCCGGCATTGGGTTCGTCTTTTTGCACAGAGGATATTGAGGAGGTGGATGGTGGTGAATGAGCAATGGGCGGATAAGTTAGAAGAGTTGGCAGAGTTAGGCGTGGTGTTGTTGGCAGCACCGACAATACCAAGCATGACAGCACTCTTGGCAGAACTAGACGAGTGGGAGCGTTGTCAGGAGGGCGAGGAGGAGGGCGGTGACAGGAGAAAAGGACTATGAGTAAAAAGCGGGTGCCGTGCCTGGTTTTCTCTCGTTGTGTTGGCTACTATGCTCCCGTTCGAAACTGGAACAGGGGCAAGAAACAGGAGTTCAAGGAGCGCAAGGTGTATGAGGTGCCACAGGATGACAGTGTAGATGAATAAGCAAGAGTTGAAGCGGATCAAGTGGCTGCTAGCGCTTGGGGACACTCGCGTGCCGTGGGAGGAAAACGAGTTGGTGGGCTACATCCCCAAGCTGGTGGCAGAAGTGCTGGCGGCAGATGTGCGAATGTGCATCTGGCAAAGGCTGGCAAGTAAACCATATCGACCATACAAGGAGGCAAGGGATGATCAAGCTACTTAGCGGCTACTGTCCGGGATACAAGCAGGCGTTTGAGCTAACTGGATCGGATGTTGCATACAATTGGGACTGGCCAGGCAAGATATCATTGCCGTTACCAGATGACGCAATCTGGCCAATGATCATAAACAACGAAACCAGCATAGAGCGATTCAGGTGGTGGTCCACTAGCCACCTTTTCGATCACGTTCTCTGGCACAACGAGCCGCCGATACGGAATCCAGGCGCCGCCGTTGCGCTGGCTGAGTGGACCAACGCCAAGAGGCACGAGTTGATTGCAGGCGGATATATGCGCGATTCGGACGTGTGTATCGTTGGCAACTTTCTAATCATGCCAGGTAACTATTCCGATTATGCCGCCGAGATCGCGTGGTTCATGGGCGCCCTGGACTTTGACGCTATCCTGGGTGTTCATCTATACCACAACCACGCGGAGGATCCTGCTATTGCGGCGGGATGGCAGTACGAACAGATGTTTGATATCCGCCAGGACTATGACGCGTTTGCCGTTACCGAGTGGGGCGACCTGTCTAGTTTGTGGCGCGCAGGGGAAGGGCCCGACATACCGGCATACTCTCAATATATGCGGCAATGCTGGGAAGAGCAGCGGGAAGTGCATTGCTACGCCTCGTCGTGGTATGTGGGGTGCGCGTCAAGCGCCGGGTTCAAAAATGCCGACTATGTGCTGACCAATCAGGATGGCACGCTCAGGCCGCTGGGTGAGGTATGGCGGGATCTGCCCACCGGGGATACGGTGCCGACCGACCCGCCACCGAAAGAGGGCCATTGGGAGACGGTGTACACGCTACCAGGAGTATGGAGAGGGCAGGAGTGGAGAGATGCCTAAAGTGATTATGATCGTCGATCCGGTTTGGGGGGGCTCACACTTTGAGCTAGATGTTTGGTCTGACCTGACACCTGCTGAAGTCGAGGGCATACCAGGAGTCACGGGCGCAAGGGTGCTCGAAGAGGGCCGCCGTATGTATGTCGGCTATGATCCGCGATGGGGCAAGGATACGGTGAGCCTTTCCCTAACTAGAGCTGCAAACGTAAAGGCGCAGCTAGATGAATGAGGAAGAGCTGGCCGCTTGGGAAGCATCGGCTGCATATTGGGTAGACCCTAGAGTGCCTATGTTTGGAGGGCTGGATAGGCGAAATGTTCGCAAGCAAGCAAAGCGTGTGCTCGCGCTAATCGCAGAGGTGCGGCGGTTGAAGAAGCGGGAAGGCAAGCTTCTAGACGAGCTTGTTGGCTGGGAATCTAGTACACATGGAGGCGTGTCTGATGGATGACAAAGAGCTGAATGAGCAAGACCTGGTCTGGCTGAGTGCGATGGCAACTGATGCCATAAGTGCCCCCGGCACTTATGGGGCGCGGCATGTGAACTCGTTGGGCCGGGGGCTGCGGGATGCAGTGGCCGAGGTGCGGCGATTGCGAGGCGCTGGCCGTGTATTGGATGTGATAGGCGGTCGGGGTGCAGGCTATTTTCAAGCAGTATGTGAAAGGTGGGGGGATACGTGTCTGAAGAATCGAGATATAGAGCTACGTGAATAATCTCGTATCCGCTTGCTGGGAAGCGATGGAAAGAGAGCGAACGGTTGCCGAATGGATGCGCAAGATGAAAGAGGTGCTATGTGAGCAGAAGCGGGCCCGCGTACAATCTAGAGGAGGCGGCGCAAAGATACGCCGATGGCCTCTCCCAGCAAGCCGTCGCTGATGAGTTTGGGATTAGCAAGGGCCGGTTAACTCGTGACATGAAACGCGGTGGGTATAAGCTACGGGCGGGGGGCGGCGGAAAAAAGCACGAAAAGAGCCTGGAGCTAGAGCCGTGGAACTTGTTGGTGTGGCGTATAGTTGAGCGGTCATTGATGGACTGGCATAATCTCAACGGCAGGAGGGTTTCTCCCCGCCTCGAAGGGACGCCGTATTGGCCCACCCTGGCAGGAGGCAGCAGAAAGGCGAGCAGACGCAGTGTATTGCGCCGGTTTTTCCATAGCGACTGGTTTGAGGTGTTATGTGAGGGGCTATCGGGCAAGCCGTCGGCGGCATTTTTGCGGAAGAAACATAGAATACCGTGAGTATTTCGTTTTGTGAGAGTAGTGTGGTAAAATACAGATGCGAAGGGTGGTCTCTATCCACTGCTGACGCCGGGCAGGATAATACAGGGCGGGGTGGTAGTAATGCGGCCTGAGGGGGAGGGTGCGGGACGCCAATGATGAGTGTATCACGGATCTGAACCGCTGCAAGGTAGGCGGCTAGGATTCATCCGGGGCGGTCCCGAGCCTCTAACATAATCGGGGAGTGGGCAGCTCCGCAGAGCAATGGGACGGAGCGGCTGTGTCAGAGGTTACGGGAGAGACATGGCACATTATAACACGCGGGGATGAAATGCTGGGTTCACCCAGGTGGGCAACGGACACGATGTGGACGCTCTGCTCCTATATCCCCGCCGTAAGTATGAGGGAGTAGCGGATGACGATACACTTGGCAGATGGCGGCTCTATTCCACCGTGGCATTGTAGCAAATGCGACAAAGAGATCTCTCATTTTGGAGGACTCTGGTATGATGACTATTCGATTTATTGCTCTCAAGAGTGTTTTGACGTGCGCCTTGCGTCGGATCGTAAGCAGGAGAAAGCCAGGGTATATAAGGAAGAGACGGACCGAATCTGGGGGGCTGGTGCTACCGGATGGCCAGGATAAGCAAGGATGAACAGACGAACGTTTCTCAAAGGCGCGGCTAGTGCTGCGCTGGGCGTGGCGGCCGTGAGGCATTTGCCTAAGCCGAGCGAGCCAGTTGTTGGCGTGGATCTTGGCACCTATGAAGGCTCGCGTCTAGTCGGCTGTGGTACGGGGGGCAGATTGTGGATAGACGAGACAGAGGTTGAGTCGTGGAATGGCGAATTTGAGCTAGAAGGCGAGTTTGTGTCTTCCTGGTAGCAGGTAAATTGTAGGTGACTCCAAGAGACGAGAATGGGCGTTTTGTAAAAGGGCATAGTGGCAATCCAAACGGTGGCTCGGCGAAAAAGCGGAGTGCATCGTATCTTGCTGCCTTCAACAAAACGCTCACAATCCAGGACATGAAGGCCATTGTAGCCAAGGCCGTTGAGCAAGCCAAGGCCGGCGATAAGGACGCTAGGCGGTTTGTGGCTGACTATGCGTTAGGCAAGCCGCAGCAAAGGGTAGAGGTAAGCGGGGACGGAAATGCCCCACTGGTGATTGAAATTGTGCGCAAAGCGGAGGATTGAGCTATATCCGATTCAGCATGATTTTGTTGTATGCCCTGACCGATTCACTGCCATGGTTGCGGGCATCGGATCGGGCAAGAGCTTTGCGGGGGCGGTCAAGGGGCTACTCCATTGCAATGAGCCGACAGTCGGGCTAGTAGTAGCGCCGTCGTATCCGATGCTCAGAGATGCAACATGGCGCAGCTACCAAGAGGTATGCGGCGACGCGATAACCAAGTTCAACAAGGGCGAGTTTCTGGCCAATATCGGCCAGGCAGAGGTGCTATTCAGAAGCGCCGACAGCCCGGACCGATTACGTGGGCCTAACATAGACTGGGCGCACATTGACGAAGCGGGGCTATGTCCTCGCCAGACGTGGGAAATCGTTATAGGTCGCTTGCGCGGCCACGGCAAGGCGGGCCCGTGTTGGATCACGTCAACACCCAAGGGCCGCAACTGGCTATATGAGATTATATCACAGCTAACGCTATTCAGGGCGCACACACGGGACAATCCATACATAGCGAGAGAGTTTGTAGAATCCCTAGAGGCCGCTTATTCTGGACTATTTGCCAAGCAAGAGCTAGCAGGCGAGTTCGTTGGGTTTGAGGGGCTGGTATATGAAGAGTTCGACCGAAATCGTCACATCCAACGCAGGGCAGGTCCGTGGGCGCAGATCATCATGGGGACTGACGAGGGCTATACAAACCCTGCCGTCCATCTGGTTATCGGACTCGATAACGACGGGCGCGGCCACGTACTCGAAGAGTTCTATATGCGCCGCGCCCTACAGGCCGACGTTGTTGGCGCTGCGAGAGAATTGGCGGACCGACACCAGGTAGGCGATGTGTTTGTCGATCCATCGGCGGCGGGGCTCATTGCAGAGATGCAGGCAAGCATGTCTAGCATAAATGAGCGCGGGGGGATAAGCAGGACTTGGGTATACCCAGCGGTCAATGCGGTATTCGAGGGCATCCAAGCAGTCAAGGCCATGCTGGCTATAGTAGGGGACGGACGACCCAGGCTGACATTTGACCCGTCGTGCGCCAACACAATCGCAGAGATGGAATCATACTGTTGGAAGCAAGGACGCGCAGGAATACGCGATGAGCCCGAAAAGACAAACGATCACGCAATGGACGCGCTACGCTACGGCATCATGGGAACACGAGCTATAGAGGTACCACCAGAGGGTATATACGTCTATGACAACCGAGTCAATATCTCTCCGTACTGAGGAGCTAGACGCCAAGGTCACTAGCCTGACCGAGTTAGCGACTAATTTGTCATGGGATAATGAGGTTCTAACAGAGAGCCTATCAGTGTTGGAGCTACAGCTAGAGCGCCAAGGCTGGGAGTCACTGACGGGCGGATCCGGCACCGAGCTAAACCGCCATGCGCTCAGAGAAATAAACAAGCTAGCTCGCGCCATGTGGCTGAAAAATCCACTTATCCAGCGCGGCGTCAATGTCCAGGCCTATTACGTGTTTGGCCAGGGCGTAGAGGTGTCGGGCGTCGATGACGAGGTTGACGAGGTTGTCCAGGCGTTTTGGAACGACGCCAAGAATCAGGCAGAGCTAACGCTACAGCAAGCGCTTCTAAGCAAAGATCGGGAGCTTACCCTGTTTGGCAACTTCTACCTTGTGCTATTCGTTCTAGATGGCCGCACCCTGGTGCGTACTATCCCACCTGGCGAGATTGCCGATATTATATGCAACCCGGACGATGCCAAGGAACCGTGGTGGTACAAGCGGGAATATAAGCGGCAGGGACTAGACGGCAAGGAAGAGGCCGCGACGACTTTCTACCAAGACTGGCGATACATGGGTGACGAGAAGCCCACGGGTAGCCAAGTCCGCGAGGCCGAGTTTGAGACGGCGCCGGTGTTCCATATCAAGGTTGGCGGATTGTCCGACATGAAGTTCGGCGTATCTGAGGTGTATGCGGCCATAGATTGGGCTAAGGCATACAAGTCTTTCCTAGAAGACTGGGCTACCATTGTCCGTGCGTACGCGCGGTTTGCGTGGCAGCTGAAAGTCAACTCCAGGCAAGGCGTTAAAACCGCAAAGGCAAAGCTCGCTACGACCATAGGCACAGGGACAGGCGAAACCAACCCGCCTCCAGTAACAGGCGCTACATTCATTGGACAGCCCGGCGTTGGCATGGATCCTATCCGCACAGCAGGCGCCACCACCGCAGCCGAGGATGGGCGCCGGCTCATGCTCATGGTTGCATCCGTGTTTGGCCTCCCTGAGAGCTTTTTCGGCGACGTGTCGGTGGGCACGTTAGCCACAGCAAAGAGCCTGGACAGGCCTACAGAGCTAAAGTTCGTATCCAGGCAAACCCTATGGAGTGATGCGCTCAGGGCGCTACTTGATTTCGTGCTAGTCCAAGCGGTCGAAGCGGGCACAATCTCGGGCACAGTGATACCCGAAGAGGACGGGACGCCAGTGGTTGAATTGTTCCCGCCACAGGAGACCAACGCTAAAGGCGAGATGGTCGACCGCGTGACGACGATCAAAGTAGAGTTCCCGCCGATTCTAGAGCATGACGTGATGGCCAGTGTGAAAGCGATTTCCGAGGCTGCCACGCTAGGCGGATCTGCGCAAGCGGGCACAATCGATCCTGAGACGCTGACACGAATGCTGCTTATTGCTCTGGGCGAGACGGATGTCGAGGAAAAACTGTCTATCCTATTCCCGCCTGGGTGGGAAGACGAAGAGCCAGAGCCGCCGCCAGAGTTTACAGCGCCAGAGGACGATGAGGACACAGAGGAGAGCCAATTCACGGATGCGCTGCGAGGGGTTAGGCAAGCGGTAGAGAAGATACTGGAGGGGTAGGGGATGAACCCAAACGCCGACCAATGGTACACCTACAAGATTGTAGCAGAAGATGGGCGGGCGTTGTACTCCCAGCGGCGTTGGGGCGATATTGAGCAAGTGCGGTTTCGTCAAAAGTGTCGCAAGGCGTCGTTTGACATGGCGTTCGGCGAATCGCTGCGAAAGCTGAGAGGATGGGGAGATGAAGCGCAGTAAGGCGCTAAAGGTTCTACAGGAACTACGCGAGGACGCCAAGGGGAACGCCGGGATGCGAGGCCCGCCAATGGAGGTTCCTGACGTTCTGGAGCTTATCGACGCGCTAGTGCCACAAGGCTGTATGGTCGCCGAGCGGGGAGAGGCGTGCGACGTCGTGTGGGTGCCAGGATCAGATTTTATGACGTATAAGCCAATAGAGATTGGGGCGCGTTGGCTACCAAAGGAGGAGTAGGGGATGACTCTGATTATGGGGATGCACATTTTTCTTGTCGTTGTCTGGGCGTTTATAACTGGGGCATACGCTTTCATTGATGATTATTGGTGGCAGACTGCTCTTAGTGGGATAATTACCATTTGCTGGATTTTCACACTGGCGATAGATATAATGAGTTTGGCAGCATGAATCTGTTATGTAGGCTGGGGTGGCATAAGTGGTCGGTAACGTTTGAAAGAGCCGGCATGCTAGTATTGCGCAGGTGTAAACTATGTGGGGGGACAAGATTGCTTGGCTTTCTGGGTGTTGACGACGAAACTGATAGCGCGACGCCTGGTACTGGTAGCATTGCTGGGTAGAGGCGGTTTATGGGCGCAATGATCGACCTGCGTGACGCACTCGATACATTCCTAGAGGCCGCCTTGGTGGCTCGCAAGGACCGCGTAGAGGCGCGATTGCGGCCAACGCTGCAAAGGACTCTAGCGGCGGCGTTTCGCAAGCAGGGGCGGTTGTTCGTGCGACGGCTGGGCAAGCTGCGCGATCAGTGGCCGGTGATTCAGGAAGCCGCTATCCCGCAACAACTGACGTTCCCAGGTTGGGAACAGGAATGGTATGCGGTGGCAGCACAGACGACAGAGGAGTTTGTCAATCCGGTGGTAGCCGCTGAGACGATAGCCCTAACGGCGGGGGGGAATGCGCTCTATAGAGATATGTCGCTAGCGCTCGCGTTCGATGTGGCCAACCCGCTAGCAGAGCGGTACCTGTATGAGCATGGCGCAAAGATGGTAACCGGCATGAACTACACAACGCAGGGTTACATCCGCACCATCATAAGCGACGGGTTGCAAAAGGGACAGTCGTATGATACGTTGGCAAAGACATTGCTCGATAGGTTCGAGGAGTTTGCGATCGGCAAGCCGCAACAGCACATTGCTAGCAGGGCGCACCTTATCTCGATCACAGAGATAGGCAACGCATACGAGGCCGGGAATGGTATCGTGGCGAAGAACCTAGAGGATGCAGGCCTAGAGATGGAAAAGTCGTGGCTAACTAGCCGGGACAGTTTGGTGAGTGACGGGTGCCAGGAGAACCAGGATCAGGGATGGATACCGCGAGGCGAGTTGTTCCAAAGCGGGCACATGCAGCCGCTACGGTTTCCAGGGTGTAGATGCGCGGCGTTGTATAGGCGGGTGAGGAGGTAGGGATGGACCCAGAGCTAAGAGCTTGGTGGGACACTTATGGGGAAGCTATGAAGCGCACCGTCAAGCAGATGGAAGAGGAAGAGAAAAAGAAACAAGAGGACATAGTGGCTGGTCGGTGCTATGTCTGTGGCAGGCCACATGATTATAGCGAGACAAGCGACGGGAGGTAGGGATGGGAACAATCAAGCTAGATGAGGAGCTGTTGCGGGAAGCGCTAGAGAGCGATTTTTTGTGTTCGCCTGGGGCCTTGGATGGCGCCAACTGTCCAGTGTGGCTCAATAAGTGGCTGCGCAAGGCATGGTGGGCGATATATCGAGGAAAGCGAGCGAAAACGGTTGCAGTTGCGTTAGAGAGCAATCCGCCCGATGACGACCTGGCCGCATGGCTGGCAGAGAACGTGATGGGGTGGCATGTATACGTTGGCTATGTCTATCACTTAGAGCCGTGGTGGACTGACAAGGGTGGGGTGCTTCTGGTTGCCAAAGATAGTTGGGATCCGCTCGCCAACGACGCGCAGGCCATGATGGTTCTGGACAGGATGGTGGAGCTAGGTTGGGACATGGAGTTGGATGGCGATAGCGACGGCTGGTTTGCTCGATTTCGCAAAGAGGCTATAAAGCCTAATAGTGCCTTGACGCAAGCGCGCAATATCGCTATCTGCCGCGCCGCCAAGGCCGCAATCGAGGCGGAGCGGGCACAGGAGGCGGAAAGGCGACCTAGTAACTGTCCGCATTGCGGGGCTGTGCGGATTCAGGGCTTTTTGTAATGCCTGACGCCCGATTGGCTGCATTACTACTAGTAGCCCGCCAGGCTATCATAATGGTCCTGGGTGCTATCGAGGACTATCTAGGCAGGCCCAGGAGCATAGAGCCGAGGCACAAGCGAGAAGTATAGCACTAATCTGACAATCGAATAGGCACCGGGAATAACCCAGCGCCGACTTTTGGGCCTACCGTAACAGCGGGCCTAGAGTTGGCGCTTTTGTGTAGGAGAGACATGGCGCAAGAAGCAATCATAGATGGCAATCTCATAACCGACGACCGACCTCTAGCGGTAGAGGTGCAAAACGATGTGCTCGCTGTTGACGGGCCGTTGACTGATGCTGAATTGAGAGCGACGCCGCCAGCGGTGGAGATCCAGGGCAGCATCAACGGAACGCTAGCTACATTACAAATGGACGCAGCAACTGCGGCGCTGACAAATATCCCATATGAGCACCACGAGATTCACGAAGGCGACATGTTTGATCTGTTCGTGTACGACACGGATTTAGATGACACCGACGAGCTAATTGTAGCATTTACCACAGCGGCTGCCGCCGAGTGGGTTCATCTCACGGTCAGGGCAGCCTGCTCGGGTGCCAGTCTATTTGAGATCCTGCGAGCGCCTACTATTACGGCGGATACGGGGACAGACTTGACGCCGATAAACCGAAATGGGAACAGCGCCAATACAAGTGGGGTGCTGAGCATCAAGGCGGTCCCCGTGGTGAATCAGGCCACGCGGAATCCGACGATCACGAACGATGGAACCCAGATTTGGGCAGAGACGCTAGGGGGCAACAAGAATCAATCAGTTGGAATGACCGGGGGGTCTCGTGATGAAAGAGTGCTTGATCAGGCCGTTACCCATGCCATCAGGATCACGGCGGAGGCAGACAATCTGATTGCGTCTCTGTCGTGCACCTATTATGAGCACACGAGCGTAGCATGATAACACTAACGGACTGGCTGCTAATCGGAATCCTGACGGTGCTCGTATTGCAGAACGCGGGCCGTGTCTGGGCATGGCTGAAAACTAACCTTCGCAAGCTACGGAAGCGCGTACATAGGAGAGACTAATGGCACAAGATCATATCATAGAAGGCAATCTGATTACTGATAGCAGGCCGCTTGCGGTAGAGACGCAGAACGCAGCGGGCGCCGAGGCCGTCAATATCCAGGACGGCGGAAATAGTATCACGGTTGACGGCGCGGTCGTTTCCACGCCCGCTGCATCGGAGCTACACATTGGCCAGGTGGGCGGCGAGGGGATAACGATTCAGCAAACGCCAACCGTGACAGCGGGCATCTACTCCGCCAATGACGCGGTTGGCGGGCTGCTGACATTCGCCAATGCGGCACGAGTGGCAACCTATGGCGGCGTGATCAAGAACGCGCTGCTTATAGACGACAATGGCCAGGATGCGGTTATGGAGCTGTGGCTGTTTGACGTCACGTTTACCGCGATAGCAGACAACGACGCCTGGGCGCCTAGTGAGGCCGACTTGCGCAACCTGGTGTGCGTCATTTCGACCAATGACGCCGCCAACGGGTGGGCAGCGGCTGGCACACCACGCGCTTGCGCTATTGAGTGCTCATACCGCTATGACGCCGAGGGCACGAGCCTATTCGGCCAGCTTGTCACGCGAGGAACGCCTACATTCGCAGCCACCGACGACGTGACGGTGCAAATCGGGCTGCTACAGGACTGATGCCATGTCAATGCTTGTAGGAACTAGACGCGCCCTGCTGGGACCGCGAAGGTTGCGCTATCTCCTTCGCGCCACGTTCAACGCGCCAGACCAGGGATATGCTGACGCTCAGGTGCTGGACACGCATGCCGAGGGCATCCAGGACGGCACGCTGACGGTCGTCGAGGTTGACGGCACGTTGGCTATTGTGTCGAATCAACTCGCATTCACAGCGCAGGCGACTCCGGTATGGGGCGACCTTGGAGCACCGAGTCAGGCTATTACGCGAGCGCTGGGGCGGGCGCTGCTGACCGGGTTCAATCTTTCAACATGGGAAGAGATGGGCATAGCGTGGCACAGCGCGGCGGCTGTTGTAGATCCTGACAACGCCAAGCACGCATGGCAGGCCAACGCCACAGACGGACAGCTTGACAATCAGGGCGGCGCGGCTATCTGGACAGGATTGGCAACTTCTACAGATTACAGGCTGGCCCTGGTGTTGGGCGGATTCGATGCAAGCGAGAATCCGTATTATGCCGGGCAATCCAAGGCCACATATGTCTACGGATGCTGGTATTTCCTGCACGATGGCGTCCAATGGCACTTGGCATGGCTGGACACTATTGACAATACCGCTACGCTCTACGCTATGATTTCCAACCTGGACGCAGTTGGTACGCTGACGCTGGTGGGAAGCGGCGCCTTCCGCGTGCCCGACAAGGATCTCTCCGCCATCCAAGTCCCTGCGGCCTACAGCTCATTCACGGCGCCCAACGGCACCAGCCTGGACGCGATAACGCCGGAGGTCGGCGGGGCGTGGACGGAGCAGGTAGGGGATTGGGATATTCAGGGGAATAAAGCCAATCTAGTCACGGCAGGCGCGGGTGATTGGACAGCAACGAGCGATTCGGGCGTTGCTGACGTAATAGTGGATTGTGCTATTGCTCAGGGGGTTCCGGCAAATGGGGCGTATGCAGGTATCAATTTGCGTTATGCCGATGCTACGCACTATTGGCTAATAGGAGCAGATGACAATGGGCTTTTCATATTTGAGCAAGACGCTGGGTACACTCAAAGAGCTTCTACTGCCGTTGTAGTCAATGCTGGCCAGACATATACTCTGAGAGTTATTGCGGACGATGATGACATTGATGCTTTTTGGGACGGATCCAACAAGACGGCATATGGCAGTGCGACCCTGAACAAAACTGTGACGAAGCAGGGGATTCATCTGTCTGGCACAGATACGGCGGCTACGTGGGATACTTTCACCGTCTACCCCCGCACCAGCGCACAGTATGACGCTGTGCTAGGAGGAGTGTGACATGCCGATGATCGACGCGGTTGTATTCCTGAAGTGGATTCCCGACGTGGACGGCAACAACGTACCCGATGCGGTAGACGAGATCTACGCGTGGGCCATTGCTAATGACGAATACCTGCCCGAAGGCTATGCTGGTATAGGGCCGTTCGGGCGCTATGAGGACATCACTGGGCAGGACAACGTACACCAGAAGATTCTCGACAACTTGGGTGTGTTTGTGGCCAAGCTGCAATTGACGCCCACGACAGCGGCGCAATATGCCAGCGATCCACGACTATGGACGCTGGGTTATAAGCGCTTTGACGACGAGGGCGAAGTGACATTCTCCAACTGGGGCGAACCCCTTACCGTGGCAGAGCGACAGCAAGCGGTCAACTACATCACGACTAACTCGGCTATCACGGCGCAACAGCTTGCGACGGTATTCGATGCGAGTGATACCAGGCTAGAGATAGCGCAAAAGCTGAAGGCGTTCTTCCGAGGATAGACGACACAATAGGAGACAAGATGGGCGAGATAAGAGACCGAATCAAAGAGGCGTTGAGTGACCTGTGGCCTGTGCCACAAGAGCAATCGTTAGACGACGCGGCTGAATCGCTGGAAAAGGCGCTGGGCGATATCGAGGCGCCCGAGCCAGTCGAGGCTGCGCAGGATATCGAGCTGACTGGCGACATCATGGCGCTTTCAGAAAAGGCCGTAGCGCCTGACAACTCGCTGACGGTCAAGATCATCAAGCCAGGCTGGGGCAGCTCTGGGTACTACTCACCAGAGGTGCTAGAGCGTGACGGGCCAAAGGTATTCCCGGCGGGCACCAAGATGTACTGGGACCACGCCACGGAGACAGAGGATAGAGAAAAGCCGGAGGGCGCACTTGACCGGCTGGTGGGCAAGACGCTTACAGATGCCGCATGGAGGCCCAACGGCGCAGACGGCGCTGGGCTCTACGCTGACGCCATGGCATATGAGGGTTGGGCGGGCAAGGTAAACGAGCTTGCGCCCGACATTGGCATTAGCCTGCGGGCTATGGGCCGGGCGAAAAAGGGTGTGGCTGAGGGCAAAAAGGGACCGATCATCACGGAGCTGGTCGCTGCCAAGTCTGTGGATTACGTTACCACGGCGGGCGCGGGCGGCAAGGTGTTGCAGTTGTTTGAATCAGCAAGGACGATGATACAGGAGGACATTGTGGACGAAAAGCAAGCGAAAGAGTTGCAAGAGGCAAACACCGCTCTGGTCGCTGAGAACGCCGAATTGAAAGCCGAGAACGCCGAATTGAAAGCCACGCTGCTTGGCAGCGAGATCAAGACGTTTGTTTCTGAGGCGTTGGCAGGGGCCGAAGTGCCCGAACCAACGCGCCAGAAATTGGCCGCCTCTCTGATTGCTAGTCCCGCGATTGTGGACGGCAAGCTAGATGAGGGAGCGTACAAAACGGCTATCGACGAGGCAGTCAAGGCAGAGCTGGCGTACCTGGCCAGTGTGACCGAGGGCGACACCAAGCAGATCCGAGGCATGGGCCCAAGTACGCCGCAAGTGGTCGATGGCTCGGAGGCTCTGTTTGAGGCAGAGAAACGGGTATGGATTCAACGGGGCAAGACGGACGCGGAAGCCGAGAATCTTGCGAAATTGGCGGCTCGGGGCCGCTAGGAGGACGAAATGCCAGATATTAATATCAATATGGACGGCAGAAGTGCCGGAGAGGAAATCAGCTCTACCTACGAGGGCCGACACGTTACGGTTCTTGAAAGCGCCATGGTTCACCCAACCCACGCTGACGGCTTTGTTGATGGTGGGGATCCGGTGCTTGTTGGTAATGAGATCGTCGGCGTGGCGTTTTCGAGCGCCGCGGCGGCAACGGATTATATCTCTATTGACACTGAGGGCGTCTGGGCGCTGGTGGTTCAGGGCGTCAATGACGCGGGCAACGTGGCCGTGGCCGCAGGCGACGAGGTTTACATCAATCGAACCACGGCGGTGCTCAGTCGAATCAGCAACTTTGCGACACATCAGCCATTCGGCACTGCGCAGAGCCCGGTTGTGTCAGGTGTTACGACCACGGTTACGGCGGTCAAGGTTCACTACGATCCCGCCGTGCTCAATCAGACGCTCAACTATACCACGACCACAAGCGGCTCCTATGGCTTGGCGCTCAACGCCACGCTGGCCGGTGGGGCCTCTGAGGGCCTCAGTGGCTATTTCGAGGGCCACTTGACCGCAGCTCAGACGGGCCTTATCTACAACCTGGGCTCGTGGATCAACGTAGACGCCCAAGATATGATGGGTGCTTTCATCATGACGCCATTCGAGGGTGGAATCTATGCGGGCGATACGCAGGTCGCAGGCCGTGTGGTTTTCGCTGGTCAGCACCACGCTATTCTCACCAGCGCACCGGCCACCAGCTTGCACGCGTGGCGGCTCAACAGCACGCAGACGGTTGACGCTGTTATCGCAGCTGCCAACCCTGGCAGCGTGGGGTTTGTTGACACGGCGGCTGAGACTAGCACTATGACCGGCGCGGTCCCGCTGTTTGACGTTGTGGGGCATGGCGTGGTCTGGGTGCGCCTGTACGACGCGGCCACCTAAACATGATAACCAGGGAGATCCTAGAGACCCAGCGCGGCCAGTATGTGAAGGGACGCGAGCAGGCCGTGGCCAGTGTGTCCGTGTTCAACGGCGCAATCGAAGCTATGGACCAACTGCTCGCCCTGGTAACTGAGATTGAGGCCGCGCAAGCAAAACAAGACAATGATGCGGCTATAGAGGCTGCAGAGGAGAATACAAATGGCTGAGTTTCTGCAACTAATGGAGGACTGGAGCGGCTATAACGCCGTTTCCAAGTCCCTGGTCAATGAGGCCGCTGTAGCGGGGGCAATTGACCTTATCACCAACAAGTACCGCGTTTCGCCACGGCGGCACGCGGCCATGCTCGAAGAGGCAATCACGACCACGGCATTCCCCAACCTCTTCGGCGTGGCAATTGATCGACAGATTTTGGCGCTTTATCGGAGCGCACAAGCTGATTGGCGTTCATGGTTCAAGGTCGGCAGCGTGCCCAACTTCAACACGCATTACAGGCACAAGGTACAGGGCAATGACAACTATTTGCCCGAGGTGGTGGAAAAGGGCGAGTACCTTGTTGAGCCGATGGACGACTCCCGCTATAGCAT